GTGGTTGCTGCGCCTGATGCATAGACACGCTGATTAATAGCGAAGTTGCCGTTGATGATGGCGTTGCGCATACCAGAAATAGGGCCACCGTTGATGGTGGAAATAGTTAGATTGCCTGCCATGTCATACCCCCATATTCTGTGCTGCTAGTTTGCCAGCTGTATCTTCTACCCATGAAGATGAAGCCTTGTCCCAATAGTGCCAAGCACTAGGTCTTTGACCAATATCTGTAAACTCCGAAGCAGGAATTCCATCAGGGAGTTGGTCATATACGGTATTTGTTGCTGTGTGGAAGTAGCTCATGGTTATACCTCGAAGAATAGGACAGAGGATGGGTAGGCGGACGCACCAACATCTGTCTCTGCACTATTTTCAACGAATTCCAGTTCATGTAAGGCTTTCAAATATGCACAACCACTATTTGTCCATGTTACAGACCTGACCTGATTGATTGCTGCCGCATAATTTGCTGGTACAGGTACAGTAAAAGTCACTTGGTATCTACCCACACTCACCCTACTCATCGTCATCCCAAAACTGCTATGTACGGTAAGCACACCGCCAGTTACACTGAATTCTGCACCAGCAAACGGAAGTCCTTTTCCTGTGATACGCCCATTAGTGGCAATGCTCATCACAGCAGCCCCGCCAATATTTTTTACTGACACACTGCCATCGCTAGCCACATTGAGTACGCTAGTACCATCACCGCGTTTCACATCCAGCGTGCCATCAGGGACAGCCGGAACAGAGAGGATGAAGTTATTTGCTGCTGTTACGCTATCGCCCAGCTGCACTTGTTGAAGTTTCAGAATGCCTGCCATGTTATGCCACTCCTTGAACTTGTTTAGGGTAGGCTGCTTTCACTTCGGCCAGCTTTGCCAGATATGCTTCCATCTTTGTGCTATCACCTTGCTGTTGCCAGTAGTAGGCATCTGCAAAGTCTGCCACTGATGGGTATGCCATAGCTCTAAGTTGTGCATAAGATGGCTTACCGGCGGCTTCCACTTCATCATGGGTAACTTCAACACATCCTTCAGGAATAGTTGTGGATGTTCCGAAGTAAGCACCTTCTGGTGTTCTGTAATAGGTGTAAGCCATTATGCAATCCTCTCAATGATTATTTTGCCAGTGCGCGGTACGTCACCTGCGACACTTACTGGAGTTACACTTGAGAACACAATAGTCCCCAGAGATGACCACACTGTAGTTGTGTCTTGCCACTGAAAGACTCTGTATCCGTGATATGAATATACTGTTGTAGAACCACTTGAAGTGAATTCTGCGTACTTTCTTAGGGTGTCCGTGAGCACAATACCATCAAGTGCAAAGCAGTTTCCCGAGATGCTTATAACAGGTGGATTATTGGCAGCGGCGCCTGATAATGCAGTAACATCGCGTCCGTATAGCACCCTTTGCGTAAATACATTTCCATAAACAGTATTATTTGGTAGCAAGTACACAGAGCCATCACCGTTTACATTCGTACCAGTCAAAGACAGTCTGAACATTCGTCCATCACCAGCCACTACGTGCAAAGGCACAGTGCTCATATCCGTGTAATTTATTAGGGCTCTCTGCCCTATTGCCAAGTCATAATCTGCAGTAGCAGAGGACAGGTCAACAATTGCGTTAAGCACATTAAGTGCGCTGGTTTCCGAAGTTGAGCCAGTACCCCCACTGGCAACAGACAATGCTGCTGCCAAGTCTATAGAAGGACTGCTTATTCCAGTTGTTCCGTTAATTGTTACGCTCATTTAATTCCCCTTATATCGTCTGCGTTACGTCTAACCCAACTAATCAGCGCAGTAGGCTCATACTCTTTCTCGCACTCATCAGCCATTGCATCCACAATTTTGGCTGCTCGTTCTGTCGCTGCACTCCAGCACTCTTTCAATAAATCCTCGTAGGAACTATAGGATGCTGAGTGTCGAGTTTGTACGCCGTTAAACCAGTCGTCAAAATTCATTTAATTCCCCTTAAACAATAACCCAACGCGAGTCGGTGGGAATAGTTACAGTGACACCATCATTAATGGTAATTGGACCAACACTGTGTGCGTTCTTGCCTGCTGAGATGGTGTAGTCGGCAGTCACAACTTGGTCATTCTCAACAAAGATCGCATCGCTACCACCGCCAGTAGCGCCACCGCCAACCGCACCCCAAGCTGTACCGTTGTAACCCTCAAACTTGGCCAGGTCAGTATTAAAGCGAAAGTACCCAGCAGCAGGAGTACTATCACGCGTACCAGCAGTACCAGCTGGAATAACTGCAGAACCTGTAGCTCCCGTAACATGGACAAGGTTTTCAGGGTTGACAGATGCTGCACTTGCTGCTGCTTCTACTGCACTGGCAGCAGCGCCAGAAGCACTAGCAGCCGCGCTAGTTGCTGACGCAGCAGCATTAGATGCCGATAATGAGGCTGCACTGGCGGAGCTTGTAGCGATACCAGCTTGCGTGGTAGCTATAGTGGCTTGGGCTGTAGCAGTGTCAGCATTAGTTGTAGCTGTGGTAGCTTGCGTTGTAGCTATTCCTGCTTGAGTTGTAGCTGTCGTGGCTTGTGTAGTAGCTATGCCAGCTTGTGTAGTAGCTGTAGCGGCAGATGTTTCAGCGCTAGTCTGGCTGGTAAGCGCCGCACTCGCACTCGCTGCTGCATTTGCCTCGCTAGTTGCTGCGTTGGCGGCACTAGCAGCTGTATTGGCCTCACTGGTAGCTATGGAAGCTAGACTGACCTCTACGCTATCAAGCCTAGTCTGGTTGCTTTCTACTTTTACTTTAAGTGTTCGAAACTCTGACGCAGCAGATACTACTTGCTTATCTTCTGTTGGCTGCGTTAGGTCATCTGCATTAGGAATATAGGTAGCCATAATCTGCCCTTAATTTACATGACTAATCAAGTGGGATTCCACAAGTGTTTGCTTGAAGGGAATAATATGCTGATCAGTAATCTGCTTGGCCATCTCTGCAAAGCCAGTACGTGCAAAGACAATAGCCGCAGCCCACATAGCAAGTTCATCAGGATATGTGTCTGCAATCCAGCTTGAATAAGTAAGACTAGCAGTAGCCGGGTTCTGATAATAGTAGGCTACAAACTGACCTGTTGCACTTAGTGGATAGGCACGGAGTGTATCACCGATCATTGTATAAACTGAGGGCCTGCGTACATTGTCCTTGTCGTATAAATCAGTAAGCTCACGATAACCCAGGATTTCAGTAGTTGCTAATGTAGTAGTATCCACTGATTCCAGTTGCTGAATGGTACGAAGCCGCAGCAGCGTAGCAGATACCGTAGGGAAATCGTAAAACTGAGCAGAACTTACTGGTGTATATATCAAGTTAGCTTGTGTAAGATCCCGGGGAAAGAAATCAACATGGTGTGCCCGTAACGTAGCTGCACGAATAGCCGCTTGCGTAATTTCCGGAACTTCCGGGCGCCGCGTCTGAGCAATAACTAGAGCTTCAAGATCCGCGAGAGTTGTCATGGACACACCTTCTTACTTACTGGACTGCGTCTGCCGCTGCAGTTTTGATCGTAGCCTGCATAGCAGCAACCATCTCACGCTTTGTATAAATCATGCTTGTCGGCTTGTCTGCCACTTTGCCAAGTTCCTCAGCAATTTCTTTATCTGCAGTGCTAAACACACCGCCCTGGAAGATAATCTCAAGTCCATCTGGCATCACAAACCGAGCGCCAGGAACCATGTGATAGAACATCTTAGCCGTCTTGTCTTTGAAGTCACTTTGTGCAACTTCCCCTACTTTGATAGTAGCCATTTTGCAGTCCTTTAAAAGAGTTGGAGGTATTTGAGAGTGGTATCCTCTCACCAAAAAAGGCTCCCGAAGGAGCCTGTTCTTGGACTTAGTTACCTAAGATTAACCCGCAGCAGCGGCGGTGAAGCCGTAGAGGATACCAAACGCAGCAGGATTTTTGATCACGCTGGTAAGTTCTGTGGTAAGCGTGCCGCCTTCAGCATCAATACCACTGTCAACAAGAGCGCCAGAGGCATTGTAGCCAGCATCACTGGTCTTACGCAGATAGGCCAAGCTAAATGCGTTCAAGTCACAAACAACTGCCATCTTAGCCCAAGTAGATGCACTACCGTAGGCGTTAAACAGCGGGTGCTCAATCATCTCAAACGTGCCGCGCGGTGTACGCAGCGTGTCGAGTTGCAGACCCCAAGCAGTTTCTGCAGTGGTGATCTGATAAGTAGAGTTCAGACGTGCAATGTTGTGGATAACACGACGAGCAGTGCCACCAACAAACATAGTACGAATGTTACCACCTTTCGGATCAGTTACGGTTTGCAGCGTAGGATCCAAAGCAGCTTCCAACTGTGTCCAGTTAGTAGTAGCACCGAGAGTAGTGACGTTGCCAGCAGCAGCAGCAGTTACACGAGCAATGATACCTTCTTGCGTATGCAGCGGTTGCCCATTGCTAGTGCCCATGAACTTCTGACCGAAGAACAGGGACTTCTCAATAGCCATCGCGTGCAATGCAGCGCAATCTTGCTTGGATTCCGAGACAAAACCAGAGCCAGCAATCTGCGGGATTGCAGCAACAGTCTTAGACACAGCCCAAGAATTGCGGAAGATTTGCGTGTAGTTAACATAGCGGTCTGCTACAATGCTAACTGCCGACGGACGCGTAGATGCTTCTTCAAAAGCATTACCAACCGTGTACAAGTTAACAGTGTTACCAATCGCAGCAGCTGCTGTAGAGCCAACACCACGAACCACAGTAATGTGATTAGCGTCAGCAAAACCAGTGACGAGCACGATTTCACCAGTGGTATCTGCACGAAGCAAATCACCCACATTGACGTCAGTATGGTCTGCGACCCCAAAGCTAGTAGCAACACCGTCAGCAACTGCTGCATTAAGTGTAGCTTTCGGGAAGATCATTGTCTTGCTGAAATAGCCATGCTCAATATTTGACGCTGTTTCGTCTTTCAGCAACGAAGTCAGACCAAACAAAGGCGCAGTGCCATTCGGCATCAAACGCGTGATAGCTTGTGCAAAGCTAATGCCATTCAAGTCTGACGGTTGAACAGGAACCGCCGAGGAAATAAGACCGACTGCCATGATAAAACTCCTAAAAAAGAAAAAGAAGGGATTAAGCTAGATAGCTAGAAAAATCAGTTTCACCTGATTTTGCTTTAGCGGCTGCTTGAGC